ATCAAATTCGTATGTATTCATGTCGTAACTCCTGTTAAAAATTAAATGTTATTCCTATTTTGGAATGTTTGGAATAGGGATAAACCCTATGGTAAATACTCTTTTACGCAAATATCTACACCCGCCAAGGTTGAGTAAACCCTCGTAATATGGTGGTTGATGATCTGACAATCATCTATGTAAACAACCCCGTTCATTGCGTCTTCTACGCTTTTGAGGACATTTGAAGAATCTGGCTTCTTCATTGGTTGCTCTGAGCCGTTTAAACAGTCTTGCACCTTCTTTTTTGAAAAGGATTTTGGGATTGGGACTCGGATATAAAGATAAAGGCTTACAGGGGTTTCAAGTGGTTCGGAACTTCCCATAGCTTCTATTGCGGCTTCTTTGAGTAAAGCCTCGTAGTTTCTTGTTTTGTCAGGGGTGTAAGTTTGGACAAAGTTTCCCCGTCTAGCGTATCTAGCCCTTTGTTTTCCAACGGGATTAGCATCTACCTTGAATGTGACCATAAATGTCATAGAAGTTGTCCATCCCTAATTCTGTTCATGTATTCTCGAATTCGATCTTTAGCACCTAACCCGTAGATTTTTTCTGCCCTATCAAGTCTTGCCCTGATGAGTTCACGGTTCTTGCTCCACTCCCAATTTCGGTAGAGTTCTCTGGCTTCCGCTTGCTCTAGGATCACTCTGTCGCCAACATTGGATTTTTTGGTATATACCATTGGTATCTACTCATCCAAGTCGCCAGTTAGAATTAACGCTTCGGAAATAAGACGTACGGGATACGGTACGCCCTCTTTTACTCGGTCTAACAGTCTCATAGCTTCAAAGTAGTTCATACAAATAAAAGTTGTTGGGTTTTTACAGTAGTTCCAGAGTCGTATCTCAGTGAGTCGCCTTTGGGATATGGCATAACTTCATATTTCAGCTTAGATCGCATGACCTTTTTGTCAGTCTTAGACCCATGAAAAATGATGTATCTGTGCTTTCTGGATCGCTCGACATAGTAAAAGTCGTCGCCATGAAGCTCCTTTATCTCAGAAAGGGTAAGACCATCACCAATGGTTTTGGCATGTTTATGCTCTTGTCCTTTGATTGTCCAATCAATTCTATTTGCTGATAAACCCGTGTAAAGGAAGTTGGTGGCCTGATAAACGTAACCAACATGACCTTTGCTTGTGTCAGCAAACGAAACCACAATCATTGGTTTTGGCAATAATTTGATTGAGTTCGCAACAAGGAATGATGCTTCGTTTTTGTGGTTGTCCAGTAAACAAACCCTGTTTAGCTCCAAAACCTTGTCTGAATACTCTTTTCCACAGATTCCCATGCAAAGTGGTGGTGAAGCGGGTATCCCATAGGTTACAACCCCAACCAAGATGTCATCCTTGTAAAGCCCAAACGCAAACATAATTTGTGGCATTCGTTTGGCATAGTGTTTTTCAAGTAACCAAGGTTCTACCTCAAAGTTGTTAATTGGCAAGACTTTCATTCCTCTTCAATTCCTGTCCAGACTTGATCTTGTATATCAATTAAATCTGGCAATTGATCTAAAAGTACTTTGCTTTGTTCAGGAGTCAAAAGTATTGTGATTGAGTAGTTTTTGAAAACTAGGTAACCAGTAGTCGATATATAAAACTCAACTGGGTTTGCTTTATGAAACTTCATTATTTAGTCCTTAGTTCGGCTAATCTTGCTCTAATGTGTTCAGGCATAGGGGCGGCTTTTTTTCTGTCAGCATCAATCTTTGCCAAGGCAGGATCAATTTGCACTTCAACTTTGATCCCGAAGCCTTCAGGTATCTCAGCGCCATCCCATCTTTGTTGATTCAAGTAGACCAAAGGTGCGGGGATAAAAGCGCCATTGTCTTTTCTCCAAGCATCGGTTGTTTTCATCCACTCTATGTGCTTGATGATCTGATCTGCACAGGTATCACAGTAAAACTTTTTCCATTTGACAAGGCAAGCAGACTTACCACCTTTTCTAAATGACTTAGGCCATGTTGACCAGAACAATTCAAACTTATCCATATTTACTCCTATCATTAAAGTTCCTCTTTGGTGAATGTTGGAGCAAAGCATAGCCTTACCGTATCAACATAAGGTTTCGCTTTGCTTGCCGATAACTTCCTCTTCGGAGCCATGTCATCGCATCGCATTGAACAGACTTCTTAGACTTTCGCCCAAACCACTCGGCTCTATTCTTAGCCCACCGCCCCTGTTCTAGTTCGCTCGTGTAACAGGGTATCCCTACATGCAACCACCGACGTACCGCATTGCATAGCCACCAAACGCAAAAAACCCCATAAATCACTCTGTGGTCTTGGCTCTTGGCGAGAGCAACAACGGACGATTGAAACAAATCAAAAGTTCGCCTGTTGTCAGGCAAGACCACACAGGAATCTATGGGGTTCTCAATTTGTTTCATCGCCTGATGCCACTCAGACGGTTTGGATTATACACAATCTTTTGAGATGTCAAGAAGTTTTTTCAAATATATTGATTATTTGTGATCTCATTTGATCTGGGGCTATAAATTCTTCTAGCCTGTGCATTCATAACTTTGTACTCAGCGGGTGTAAAGATGCCCTTGGCATTCCTGATGTCAAACGGATTCAGTAGGCATCGTGGCTCATCGTCTGTCTGTTGAGGCTTTGACTCAATCAGGCTGTCGTCTAGGGTGTAAAGAGCTACCCAATACTGACCATCTCTGACCTGTTTTGTGGTCAATTTACCCTGATAACGGAGTTTTTTACCAGTAGACAAGACTGTTGCTTGAGGCATTCCTGTCACATTGGCTATTTCACGAGATGTCATAGGCCCATTTTGGAGGGCGCGGATAAATTTAGCTTGGCTCATTGATACATTTCCTGAATGTTGATTGGTCGGTCTAAGTGGTTTTCTAGTGTTCTACAAAGCAAAGCTACTACTGCGGCATTGAAATCCTCTGGTTCGGTTACATAAGCATTCGCCATTGTGATTGCGTAATCAAGCAATGTCTCAGCGCACTTTTGTTCAATTTGTTCGATGTTCATACCAGTAGCCTAGCATGATAAAAAAGTCTTGTGAACTAGGGAAAACACCTAGATATTTCTTGTAAAACCTGTGGCACATTATCGATGTGGTCAAGAAGATCACGCTTAACAGGAGTGAATATGAAATCATTGTTTGAACAGTACAGAGAGCAATTCTCTGACATCCCATACTGTTGTTATTGCTTAGAACCAAAAGGAGAAAGAGGTTCTTGCTGTGACGAAAACCACTTTATTGAATTCCGAGACTTAGAATTGGAAGATCAAAAATATATCATTGAATGTGAATTAGACGAGAACTTTTAAAGGAGTGAATATGTCAATAGAAGCGTTACTAAAGAGAGATGTGAATACTCACACAGAGAAGAAAAACAACCTTACCTACCTGTCATGGGCTTGGGCATGGGCAGAGGCTCTAAAGGCCGATCCTAAAGCTACTTTTGTAGTAAACATGTTTGATGGCAAATGCTACATGGACATCAACGGCACAGGCATGGTCTGGGTAACCGTCACTATGTTTGATAAGCCAATGACCTGTCAGTTGCCCGTCATGGACTACCGAAACAAGCCAATCCCTAACCCAGATGCTTTTGCAGTCAATACGGCCATCATGCGCTGTATGACAAAGGCTCTGAGTTTGCATGGCTTGGGTCTGTATATCTATGCGGGTGAAGACCTCCCAGAAGAGGGTAAATCAGTAGTGATTACGCCTACTCAGGGGGCACAGGACAACATTCCCGAAGAGGAGTTGAGATATCTTGAAGATATGGCAATAGAACTAATTGCCACTTGTGAGCAAGGTGATCCCAAGGGTGCTTGGGAAAGGTTGGAATCAGAGAACCTAGATAGCGAACAGAAAGTTGCTCTCTGGACTTTGCTTCCAAGTAAGGTAAGAAGTGCGTTAAAAAAGGCTAAGGAGCTGTAAATGGAAAAGAAAGATAACTCAGGCGTTTTGTTCAAAAACGATAAAAAAGAGACACCAAACCACCCTGATTACAAAGGAAATATCACTGTTGGTGGCCAAGATTATTGGCTATCAGCATGGATCAAGGAGGGCAAATCAGGCAAGTTTATGGGGTTAGCATTGTCTCCAAAAGAAGAATACAAAGCAAAGCCATCAGAGCGGTCTAAAACGACCAATTTTGATGACTCGGACGTTCCTTTCTGATAAACTTTTCTCGGGGGAAAGCGGATGCTGTGGCGAAGGCTTTTTTCTGGCTTGCGGACGAACACAGACGCAGCGAGTACCCCAACTAATAGGAGTCAATAAATGACATTGTTAACAGAGTTATATTTTAAAGATGC